GTCATTCATGCCCCCACAAATAACCAAGTCCGAGTCCAAAAGCGAACGCAAGAATTACAACAATCACCTACCACCTACCTTTGCCTTCTCTACTTCAAAGGTCGGCGCCCCGGCTTTCTCCGCCTCGATCAAGAAATTGTCTTTCGCCGCCTGGTTCATCATCTGGACGCGCTCGTCGTTTTCCATCATGAGGAAATCGTAGAGATCCTGGTCGCACTCCATGAGGATGACGTCTCCCAAGACGTAGGTGCCATCGTTACGCAAGCCGCCGGCCTGGATGCGTGCTCTCGCCTTGCCGGCCAGTACAAGCTCGGCCTGCGGCTCGCGCACGATGGTATAGCCAACCAGGTCTAAGCGGTCGAGTTCCTGAGAGTCGCTTCTATGCGCCCAGAAATAGTGCTTCGCCGGGTCGCCTGTGACCTTGAGGCGCGGCTGGCCCAGCCGCTCGCGCAACTCGGCGAAGCGCTTCTTCCGCTCGGATTCTGTGAGCGAACCGTTGGTTTTCGCGGAGACCGGCTGGATGACTCCAGCGCCAGGGTCGCGTTTCGGTTGTGGTTGTCCGGTTGTGCTCATTTACGCTCGGCTCCTCCGATTAGAACTCTGCGGCCGTTGGTGTTATCGCTGGTCAGCGGCCACACGCCTTTTTGAATGTTGTCCTGTGCCGCACGATATTGTTGTTCGGAGATGTTTAACCCGGGCAGGATCTTCCCCGTCACTTCAACCGGGAGAGGCGCTGGCGTAGGTTCCTGCCCGGGAGGAGCGGCAGACCGCTCGCTCGTGATCCGCGCAGTTTCTTCAGCGGCCGTCCGATCTGCGTCCTCTCTGAGCAAGCGGTCTAAATTGGCGCCCACGAGCGAGTTGTAGGCGGTCGACCAGACATTGACGTCGACCTGGTTCTCCGGAGGCTGCTGCGACATGATAGTGTTGATGTCACCTTCGAGGCGGCTCCAGTATTTCTTCCCCGCCATCGCACCTTGCCGGGCGGTCTGCACCAGCGTGTTACGGGCCGCCTGCGCTTCTGCTTGCGTCAGGTGCGCGGGAGCGTTCGGGTTCGGAGCTTCCGTGATCCGCGGCGTCTGGTCGGTCCGCTGTTCAAACTGCGACGACGTACGCTGTCTCTGCTCGTTTGCCCTGAACTCATCCCGCAGGCGGGCTTCGCGCGCCTGGTAATAGGCAGCGACCTTATTGGGGTCTTTTTCGTTCCTCAGTTCCTGCGGCAGATTAGACTGGTCCGTTCGGACCCGGTCTTCCGCTCCGAACACCGGTTGCGCCTGCGTACTCACGGTTGCGTTCCTCCTGATTCAATATCGCCTGCAATTGCTTCTCGATTTCGTTCGGCAAATTCATCACTACCCGCAGCATGTGCAACTGGCCGCGGATGTTACATAATTCCTCCATATGGAGCCCCGCCTTCAGGGGATCCAAAGCCGGGGATCCCGCCGCCAGGCGCTTGACCAGCTCCGCCTGCGACTTGCCCAACTGCTCGAGATAGATCTTGTAACTGGGATGGCTGAACACCTCCTTCAGCCTGTGGCAATCCCATTTCGTCAGCGGCTTGAGGTCTTGGCGGAGGCTGCTGTCCACCGAGAATGGCTCGGACGTCGGGGATGAGCTTGGTGCGGTCGTAGACGTCGAAGGCAAATAGGATCCGGTTAGCAAGGTCTCTTGCACCGTCGAGCACCTGGAGTCCAAGCTCTTGAAACGGCGAACCAGGCGGAGCTTGAGCGACCATAGGAACAAGAGACATGATTTCTTTGTAATAAGCCGACATAGTGTTAGCCATGAGTAGGAGGTTCTGTCGGTCGACCTCTTTGTTGGCGCTGGCTTCTGAGGCTCCAATGTCGAAGAAGAATCCGCGAAAACCTTCTGGTTCGTTAAGTGAAAATGCTTGCTGGAGTAATTCTCCGACTCGCCCATATTGGTTCCACTCCGGAGCTCCGGTTTTGAAGTTTTTGTACGCCTGAAAGATCTGCGAGCCGATCGAATGAAAAGGTCTGCGCAGCCGGCGGGTATAGATGTCGAGCCGTTTGTTGCCCTCGGCGAGCAGAGCCATCGTGCCCATTGAGGAGTAGACTCCGCGCTTGCCTACCTGCCCGGCGCCAAAGCCCTGCATGGCTACAGAAATCCCGGTATAGCGCTCACTCAACTGGAGCAAGGCGTTTTCTTCTTCGATCAGCGAGTTGTAGGAAACCGGAAATTGCAGGACGTCCAAATCGTCCATCGCGTCGAGTTCAAAGACCTTGCCCGGGTACCATTCGGTGCCGGGGTTGCCGACGTCGGCCAGACGTTTTTTCTTCCAGCCGGGAACGTTCGAGATCAGGTTTGCGTCACGTCTTGCGTTGTGGATCTGCGCCTGCTCCTCCTGACTTTGCTCCAGTATCTCTGGAATTGAATAACCCCAGTAGAGATTCTCGCGGGGCATGATCCGGAAGTCAGTGAACACGCCTTGCGCTCTGGGCGTCCAGTCATACACAACACGCAAAAGTCCATCTCGAGTCTTTGAATACGGGTTGAAAGTGACGACGAGAGAGGAGATTCGTCCCGGCGAGAGCTCATATTTGATCCAGCCTTCGATCACGGTGTAAGGACGGATGACGTCGACAGTCAGAGCAATTCCGGATAGATTCGCGTCGGCATCACGCGGATTCCCTTCCGAGGTTCTTCCAGCCAACCGCAATAGCAATTCACTCGCACGCTCATCCCAGATCCTAAGACTCTTGCGGTACTCGACTTCTTCTTTGGCAAAGCGGAGCCGGTGAAAATTGCAGATAGTCTGTTTTGAAGTGCGGGCAGTAACCGGGTAAGGAAAAAAATCGTCAAACGGCACAACATCGAATTCGAGTCCTTCCTCGCGGACTTCGACCGGTCCGCGGTTCGGCTGCGCGCCGGCCGAGCCTGCCCACACGGAATCGTTCGCCCAGACGCTTTTGAGCACCTGGGTGCCGCACTTGCAGGTCAAGAAGATGGCGGTATCGACCGGTTCATAGAACTCGATCCCATTCATGCAAATGCCTTCCATCCACTCGCCTATGGCCAACAGGGTTTCATTCGAGATGGATGATCCCGTAACCAGCGTTCGAGGTCTCCAAAGCGGCTTGGTTCCAAAGATGAACCCGAGAATTCGAGCACTAAGGATGTCCGTGTGCATCCGGATGAGTTGCGGTACAAAGTTACTTGCTTTATAGAAAGGGGTAGTTCTAACAGTCTGGAGAGGTCGTCCTGCATAATTGTCCAGCCACCTTTGATACATACCCTGGATCTGGTTGTTACGGGCGGTGACCGACGCCCAGAACTTGTCGACGCAATAGTTCTGGAGCTTCTGCAAAGCGTCGTCACTCAAGCCCGTAACTGGAACCATTTGCAGCATGTTATTTCTTGCGCTCTTTTTTACGGCGTGCGGCCGCCGCCTTACGACTGGCAGGTACAGTGACCATCTTCTTCCCGCCCATAGCGCCTCCTTTCAGGCTCCTTGGTCTAACCTTTTAACGAGCCGTCATTAGTTTCTGTCTGCCTACCCACCACAGGCCAACCAGTCCCGCGCCGAGCATTGAGAGAGTGTCCGGCTCGGGCACGGCCGAAGAGACAATGGTGTTCGACGAATAGGTGCCGCTCTTACTGGCAATTTCGGTGGTGCCGCCGTTCATCAAGTTGGCATTGAGGAATGTCTGGCCTCCGGATTGAGTTATGGTTCCGGTCGAAAACATTCCCGTAAAGATCATCGAGCCGGTCTCGGACTTGATGACCACGCTGCCGCCTGTAAAACATAAGCCCGTGGCACATGAGGTCAGCTTGCCCGAGGTAATATTCACGGTTCCGAGCTCGGAGCCCGTCTGGCTGCCGATCGCGATGAGGTCGTCGGTCACCGACCAGGTACTGCCGGCAGTAGGGCTGCCGACGACAGTGACATCCTTTCCAGAACCGGAAGAGGCGTAGTCAATAGAAGAAGCGTGAGCAAGAGAGCCAAGAGGAAAGCACAGCAGGGCGAATATTAAGAGCCATTTGCGGTTCAAATGTAACCTCCGACATCGTAGGCTTGGTTGGTTCGTTGTACGGCGGTGTGGGATTTTTCGACGCGAACGGTTTCTTCTTCGAGCTCTTCCGCGGTGTGAGGTCTCCTCGCGAGGTGGCAGGCGTAGGCAAGCGCGTCGAAGCGGTCATTCAAAGTGCCGTTCGGGAACTCGAGGATCTGGTTTCTGGTCTCGATGTCGTTCTCAAACAGGTAGATCCGGCCTTCCTCGAAGTCTTGCTGACAGAAAGTCAAAATCCTGTCGTCCTTATTAATAGAGCCCCCGGGAGGAGTGATCGGGACGGGATTGAGCCGGCGGTGCTTTTTCTTGCACATGGAGCACTCTTTTTCGGCCTCGCGCATGGCAATGATGGTGGCGAGCTCTTTGTGCGAGCCGATGGCTTCAAAGTAATTCGGCCAGCACATGAACTGGTCGTTCATGCGGAACCACTGTTCGGAGGACTGGCGGAAGCCGACGTTGCCACTCCAGACTTTGAAGACGAACTTGCGGCCGTCTGAAGCCATGCCTAAACAGCAGATAGCGTGCTCGGACTCGGACCACTTGCCGCCTCCGCTTGCGGGATCTGAGAACGAGATGCGGGCGAGCGTCTTCAGTTTTACAGGCGAAGTCTTGTCGCTTGGGACGAGCAGGTCTTTGCGGTTGTCTCTCGGATCGACTTCGATGTGAAAGGTCTTGATCATCGCCGAGGTGAATTTCGAACCCTCGGGCGCCGACGGTTGGTTAAGAAAATTGCAGCTAAATTTGTAGGTTCGCTCACGTCGATGAATGTCGGCCAGTATTTCGTTCGAAAACCGAGGCCAAAAACGCGCATTACCGTTTTCGTCATAACAGCCTTCAACATCCCACTTGTAGCCAGAGGCGCGAGCGCCCTGTTGGTCATTGTGCGTCATCTCCTCCATGATGTAGCCCGGGAGGTCCGCCTTGCCGTGCTTCCAGCGGGTGCCGACGTAGAGCTCTTCTACAGTCGCAGGGTCGTTGGCGTAGCCGGCGGCCCAGGCCCACCATTCCTTAGCCGCTTCCATGACCGCCTGCGATACCGCCGCCTTATCGCCAATGGGATCGTCAAAAATAAGCACGTCATAGTGAAAACCGGTATGTTTAGCTCCAATACCAACAGCGGTAAGCGTACTTTCGTCGAAAGAATTCGGGCGATTAAGTTCGATCTGATCGTCACGCCAGATTACCTTGCGCAGGTCCGCGGGGATGATTTCAGGGAAGAGCGCGCGGAGCAGGTGGTTGTTTTCGATGTTCCAGGCCGGGTCTTTGATGTTTTTCGAGGCTACGGCGTCGGATTCGGAGGCGATGAGGATACGGAGGTTGCGCGGGTCGGGTTGGCCTTCCCTTGAGCCTCCGCCGCAGATACGCCAGAGGGGGTAGGATTTCGCGATGATGGTGGATTTAAAATGCAGGCGCGGACGGAGGTAGCCGCGCCTGCGGTAGGCCATATCGGCCTGTATTTTGTTGCAGAAGGGCAAGTGGTAGTGACTGACGAGGTCTTTGTAGCCCAAGACGACTTTCGCGAAGTAGTAAAGGCCGCCTTCACTCTGCATGCAGCGGGCACGGAGAGTCTTCAGAAGCTTTTCGGACTGCCCTTTCTGGGCGAGTTCGAGGATCTCGTTCGGTTCGCGGTTTTCGAGTTCTTTCGCTATCACCCGCTCGCTCCCGGTTTCACGATCTTTTCTAGCTTCCCATCGACTTCCCGATCGAACAAAGTCTCCTGCATCAGGATGTAGCGGCCTTCTTTTTGCTGGCGCAACTGCCAGCGGACCCAGCCAAAACCCAAGGCGTAGTGGTTGACTTCCATATGCTCGGCCATCATCCCCCAGATATAGGTCTGGACAAGACAGCGGCAGGCCCCGAGTTTGCCGGTCTCAACTCGCCAGGGACCGGAAACCTGGCATATTGCCGGGCCTCCGAGCGTTCTGGTCGCGATACACTGCCCGGCCAGGTACTCGTCGTAGGTGGTGTCGCCAGAGATAACGAAGTTCGGGATCCCGCGGTCCTGGGGTCCGTGGTTTGAGTCGTCGGGGATATAGCGCGGCGACCAGGCAATACCGCCTTCAGATGTAGGGTAGGACTGCGAGTCGAAGAGCTTGTAACTGGACGAGTCATGCCAGCCTTGAGCGCCTTCGGTATGGCATTGATAGACATTCTGGTCGTCGTAGTAGAGCGAGTCCCAGGGAAAGCCTTTAGCGCTTTTTACGTACCAGATCCAGTTGTCTTCACGATGGCAGTAGATCGGGTGCTCCTTGGATTCCAAGTGCTTCGTCTGAGCGAACACCGGGCTCGGTGTCAGGTAGAGCAAGGTGTCGATCATCGTGCGTATCTCCGTCGATCACTCCGTCGCTATTCACATTCGGTTTCGCCGGATAAGCATCCAGCTCTTTCGCGGTCGTAGCCGCGTGCATCAGGGTTACCGGGTCGATCATGAATCTGCCGCGAAGATTACTCTCGACTCGCTGGTTGCGGGCGGTTTCCGAGTTGCGGTCGAGGATCGAGTCACAGGCTTTAAGCGCGATACCTTCCTGCTCGGAATCCGCCAACTGCTCGAGCCGTTTCAGTGCCCGATCAGAAGCTTTGCGTAAGCGCTCCTCGAAGGACTTCATAACTGCAAAACCGTGTATTCGATAATCATCGTGAGATAGCCATTGCCCCCGGTTATCGCCGTATCGGCTTTCACGTTGATCGGCTGGTTCTCGATCAGCGTACTTTGTTGTCTCTCGATGTCGGCAAGCTGCACGTCCAAGTGAACCGTGTCTTTGGTCGATTCGAGGATCGAGACAATATCGTCTTCGTCGGCGAGCAACTCGCCTATCTCGTTCTCCGGAGGCCCGTAGTAAAGGTTGAGGCCATCCGTCGTTGTGTAGGGCGTTGAGCCCGCAACCATCTTCAAGTGAACCGCTTTGATCGCATACGCGAGCCCGTGGCCTGGCGTTCCCTGGCGCCCGCTAGGCACAAAGTGAGGCTCAGGCAGCACCTGGACGAGTGTCTGATGCAGGTTCAGTAACTGCTGCGGTGTGAGCGTGAATCTTTGAACTCTCGTCATCGAGCCGATAATCGTGTCGGCAATGGCTCTGCCGGGATGCTCGACGGATTGGACGGATTTGGTGACGATGAGCGGTCCGCTACCGTCTGACGGCGGCGAGTAGTCCCACGGGTCGGTGAAGAATAACGGCGGCTGACTCGGTCCTGGAGTCAGTAAGGTGACTACCCCAACTTCATCCGTCATGCGGCCTATCACGAATTGAGACCCGCTGAACGCGGTCGCAGAGTGAACTGCAATCGATGTAGCCGTAGGATTGAATACACTGATGCCCGTAGTCCCCGCATTCGCCTGTATGGTGACACTCTGATTGTTGAGCGTGGTCAGAGTCCTGAAGCCACTTAGGAGTATCTTGTCGCCTACACGTAACGGATTCGCACAGAAGACAGTTACATCGTTCGCGTCAATCAGTTGAAACGCACTTACCAGGAATGAGTTATTGAAGGTGCTCGTCGGAAGAGGAATAACTGACGGAAACGGTGGAGGAGGAGATATTGGACCGCCCATCGACACCTCGCTAAGTGCGAGAGTAAGTGAGGGAATTTGCCAAAGCAAGCACTATAAAATGTCAAAGTCAAGAAAATAGTTGCAATTGGGAATGAATGGTGTACATTTTGCTGGTAGCGT